GATTTAGTTGTGAGATATCAACTACGATGAATCTTGCTGGTGATGATTGGCCTATATATCTAGAACCAGATCCTAAAAAAGGTGGTATAAAACCAGGTGTTGGATATGTATCCGATAATACAAAAGGTATTAAAGTAGATTTAAAACCAGGAGATATGTTAGTTTATTCTGGATGTGAACTAGAACATTGGCGAAATAAATTCAAAGGCAAAGAATGCGTACAAGTTTTTCTGCATTATAACAATCGTAAAACCCCGGGAGCGAAGGATAATATGTTCGACAAGCGTCCACATTTAGGTCTTCCTTCCTGGTTTAAACGATGATATAATTCTTAGATGGAGGCTGTGTCACCACCACATACCACACAGTCTCCTTTTAAGGATTTTATTATATGTATTTTGGAGGAACACCCTTTTCAGCGTCACCGTTTGCGGACCCAGGATTTAACCCTAACGCTTTCGTTAATGTTACTGGTTCTAGAATAAACGAATCTACTGGAACAGTATCACTAATAGGTAAAGCTAATTTCGCAGTAACCGGTAGTAGAGTTAATTTTTCTATAGGTAATACAACTATTATTGAAGGTGTTGGTGTTATAGTTACACCTGATGGATCTAGAGTTAATATTACAACTGGTGATCCAACTGTAGTTGGAAATGCTATATTTGCAATTACAGGAAGTAGAGTTAATTTAAATACAGGGTCACCAACTTTTGCTTTTAAATATCCGGTATCTGGAAGTAGAATAAATGCAAACAGTGGTAGTCCAACAATAGTTGGAAAAGCAACTGTTGAACCAACAGGATCTAGAGCTAATTTAAATACAGGAACTGTAACAATATCTGCAGCTGCTAACTTTTCTGTAACTGGTAGCAGAGTAAATTTAACAATTGGTAATGCTGATGTAGCAGCAAATGCAACCGTATCTGTAACAGGAAGTAGAACAAATCTATCTTCAGGAACTGTTACAATTACTGCAGCAGCATCTACCATACCTACAGGTAGTAGAGTAAACTTATCTACATCCGATGTTTTAATTAGAAAATGGGATGGTATATTACCTGGAGCAACAATGACTTGGGATAGTTCAAGCTTCCCAACAGCGAGGTAATAAATGTATTTTGGAGGATCATCATTTGCAGCAGCACCTTTTGGTAGTTCAGGAGGTATTAGTATTAGAGCTGTTATTACAGGTAACAGAGTTAATTTAAGCACTGGTTCTCCTTCGATTACTGGAGGAGTTGTTTTAACTCTTACAGGCAGCAGAATAAACGCAACAATTGGTAATGTTACAACAAGAGTAGATCAACAAGTTACGGTATCAGGCAACAGAATAAACCTTGCAACAGGCACGGTAGATGTGATATCATGGAACCCGATACCTCCAGGGGTATCACAAACATGGGTTGATATTGACCCATTAAATCCATAGGAGAAATATGGCATCAAGTACGTCAAGTGATTTAAAACTAGAACTAATAACAACAGGTGAAAAATCAGGTACCTGGGGAACTATTACAAATACAAACCTACAAATACTAGAACAAGCAGCTAGTGGTTATATTGCTGTTGATGTTGCATCTAGTGATGTAGCTTTAGCTTTATCAAATCACGCTGTATCTAATGGTAAAAATTTATATTTTAAACTTACAGGAACTTTGGCTGCAAACAGAACAGTTACAATGCCTGACTCTGCAGAGAGAGTATTTATTGTAGAGGATGCTACAACTAGATCTACAAGTAATTATACGTTAACAATTAAAACAGTATCTGGAACAGGTATTGCATTACCTGTTGGATCTAAATGTTTAGTATATTCAGATGGTACAAACGTTAATCTAGGTATAAGACAAAAAGGATATTATACACCTACAACTGCATACACTGCTGTAGATGGTGATCAATTATTAATTGACACATCTGGAAGCGGTATTGGGTCTGCTATTACAATAACTTTACCGGCATCACCAGCCGTAGGATCAGAGGTTCACTTTATAGATAGTGGTAATAACTTTGCAAACAACAATCTAACAATAGCTAGAAATGGTTCTAATATTTTAGGTGCAGCATCTAACTTAGTAGTATCAGTAAGTGCGTCGGCTTTTACTTTAGTATTTGTAAATGCAACGAGAGGCTGGGCTTATAAAGATAAGATATAGGACCGGGGACCATGGCTCTAATAGAATATAGATTCGCTCCCGGAATCGACAAACAATCATCAGACTCTGGTGCAGAAAATCGTTGGGTAGATTCTGACAATGTAAGATTTAGATATGGTCAACCAGAAAAAGTTGGTGGTTGGTCTTCTCTTGTAACTGATACAATTGTTGGTGTTGCAAGAGCTATGCATGCTTTTACAGATCTAGCAGGTAATAGATATGTAGCTGTCGGCACAGATAAATTTTTATTATTATACTTTGAAGGTCAAATTTATGACATTACCCCTTTAAAAACCACTTTAACATCTGCAACTATTGCAACTACAAATGCATCAGCTACTTGTACAATCACAAAATCTACACATGGTTTATCTGTAGGTGATATAGTACAATTAGATAGTGTAACATTACCAAGCGGTACAGGTTATAGTGATTCAGATTTTGAAGATAAAAATTTTCAAGTAATAACAGTTCCAACAACAAGCACATTTACAATTACACAATCATCTAATGCTAGTGGTACAGTATCAACAGGAGGTAGTTTAAGTATTAAACCTTACGAGCCTGTAGGACCTAGAGCACAATCATATGGTTATGGTTGGGGTATTGCTGGTTGGGGTGATGGTAACTGGGGAGAAGCAGCAACTGCATCTGAAGTTTCACTTGAACCAGGTCTATGGTCATTAGATAATTTTGGACAAGTATTAATTGCAACTATTGCAAATGGTAAAACTTTCACTTGGAATGGTGGAGCTGCATCACCTTTGGATAATAGAGCTTCAACAACTACAAGTGGGTTTGAAACAAACAGTAACCCAACAGCAAGTAGATTAACTTTAATATCTCCTACAACAAGACACTTAATTCATTTAGCTACTGAAACAACTATAGGAAACACAGCAACACAAGATGATATGTTTATAAGATTTTCAAATCAAGAGGGGATAAACACTTATGCACCATCAGCAATAAACACTGCAGGAACACAAAGACTGCAGGACGGTACAAAAATTATTGGTGCTTTAAAAGCAAAAGAAAGTATTTTGATATGGACAGACAATGCATTGTATACCATGAAATTTATTGGTGCACCTTTTACATTTGGTTTTGAACAAGTCGGTACAAACTGTGGGTTAATAGGTAAGAATGCAGCTATTGAAATTGATGGTGTTGCTTTTTGGATGTCACCGAAAGGTTTTTTTGCTTTTGATGGTACGGTTAAATCATTACCATGTAGTGTAGAAGATCATGTATTTGAAAATATTGATACTACAAAAGGACAGCAAGTAAGTGCAGGATTAAATAATTTATTTACAGAAGTTGTTTGGTATTATCCATCTGCAAACTCTGAGTATAATGATAAATATGTAATATATAATTATGGTGAATCTACTTTAACAAAAGTTCCTGGTGGTGTCTGGTATACAGGTACAGAAGCTAGAACAAGTTGGGTAGATGCAACTATATATCCAAAGCCTTTTGCTACTAAATATGACTCTACCGCTGATGGGACGTTTCCTGTGATTGTAGGTCAAGATGGTTTAGGACAGACAACATTGTTTGAACACGAAGTAGGAACTGATCAAGTTAATCCTAATGGATCCACTACAACTGTTACATCATTTATACAATCATATGATATAGACCTTGAGTCTAGAATGAGAAGAACAGCACAAGGTGGTGTAGCATCTGGATCTATTGCAGGTGAGTTTTTCTTAGCACTACGTAGATTTGTGCCTGATTTTAAAACATTAGCAGGTAATTGTAAAATAAGCCTTGGAGTTAAAAGATACCCTCAAGACTCACAGGTTAATACTGCTTTGAGTCCATTTACAATTACATCTAGCACACTTAAAAAAGATACTAGAGCAAGAGGTAGATTTTTAAATATAAAAATAGAAAACGATGCAGCCAGTGAATCCTGGAGATTTGGTACATTAAAATTAGATTTACAATCAGATGGTAGGAGATAATGACTAAGATAGTAGTAAGAATACCAGAACCAAAAGAAGAGTATGATGTTTCTACACAGAAACAAATAAACAGATCTTTATCTGGTGTTATAGAACAATTAAATTCAACTTATTTAAATAATATAAAAGAGGAGCAAGAGAGATTCTCTTGGTTTTTAAGTGGCTAATATATATACAAATTCAAAAGTAGATCTAACTTCTACTGGAGAGACTACTGTTTACACGAGTCCAGCAGATAGCACATCAACAACTGCTACAACTAGTATAATTAAATCTATATTAGTTTCTGAAGACTCAGGGAACGCGGATAGCATAACTATAACTTTAACAGACACATCTTCAAACGTGTTTAATTTGTTTAAAACTAAGGCTATTTCAGCCAACGCTACAGTAGAATTATTAACACATCCTCTTGTTATTACTGAGGGAGAGGTTATAAAAGCAACAGCGGCCACAGGAAATAGATTACATATAATCTTTTCTGTGCTACAAATAACAAGGGAATAATATGGCATTTACAGAACCACCATCAGTTAGATATGTAACAATAGACGGTAAAAAAGTACCGGTTGTAGAATGTGAAACTGAAATAGTATTAAGAAATAAAAAAACAAATCATGAATATAACTCTGACAAAGAGGCAGAGGATGATATTGCAAATCCAGATACAGATACTGTTCAAGAAGATGTTACAAGATCTGTTAAAATTAAGGTAGCTCACATGCCTCCACTAGGAGCAGGGTCCGAGGAAGATAAATAATGTCAATATTTAATGCACCAAGTTTTTACAATCAAGCAGACCAGGATATATATAATCAAGGTTTTAGTTTCATACCTCAAGAACAATTTAGAGGTGGTGCATTTAAAATACCTGGCGATGGTAGTGTAGAAAACGATACGTTTAGAGAACCCATGGGTATACTTTTAGATCAAGGTGGCGGTGGTGAAAACAATTTTGGTATAGATGATCGTGGATTAATAACTACAGATTTTAGAAACTTTGAACCTAATTATTCCTATACGCCACCAGCATATGATGATTTTCCTCCACAACAAAACATGTTTCAAAAAACATTTAGCTCAATAAAAGATAAAGCTGCGCCAATTTTTGGGGGAATACTATCAGCTGCTACAGGAATTCCTTTTTTAGGAACAGGATTACAAGCAATATCAAATCAATTTGAAAACAGACCGCTTGGTGCTGCAGTTATAGACGAGTTTGGTAATGTTTATGATGAAGAAGAGTTAAACAGACAAAATGCAAGAGGTGGATATTACACAGACGCTGCAAGATCAGCTAGAAGAAGAACTGCAAGAATTGAAAATATGCTAAAAAGACAAGCTGAAAATAAAAGAATATCAGAAATTAATTTAGCTAGACTTCAAGCACAAGAAAAAAAACAAGAAGAGATAAGACAAGCTGCTGCAAAAGCTATGCAGGATCGAAATAGAGCTGAGGGCAGAGGTGGTTATCAAGCTGGTTATGATTCTGCTTTTATGGAGGGACCGGGAGATGATAATGGTGGAAGTGATAATGGTGGAGGTGGCTCTCCAGGATCTTCTGGACCAGGAGGATCAGACAGTATGGGATCATTTGCTTATGGTGGTAGAGTACCTTACATGATGGGAGGACTAACAGACTTGGTCGATATATATGATTGATTATAACAATAAAACACGATACAAAGAGAATTTAGGCTAAAATATGACAATATCTAGAATGCAGATGGAAAGACAACTACGTGCAGGCGGTGGACTTATGACACTAGAAGAACCTAGACAGGGTTACTTCTTAGGTAAAATTGTAAAGAAAGCCAAAAGAGCTGTTAAGAAAGTAGTTAAATCACCACTAGGTAAAGCTGCTTTATTAGGTGCAATTGGATTTGGTATACCGGGTACACAAATTGGTGGTCTGTTTGGTAGAGCTGCATTTGGCGGAGCTGCACCAAGTATTTTTGGCCAGACCGGAGGCATTGGTGCATTATTAGGTCAAGGTGGAAAGTTTAGTACACTTGGAGATATATTTAGAGTTGGAGGTAAAGCAGGAGCAAAATTAAGTATACCTAGATTACTAGGTGGTGGACTTGGGGCTGCTGCAATTGCTGCACCATTTTTTATGGGTGGTGATGAAGAAGAGGTAGAAGAAGAAACTCCATTTACAGAAACACCTTCTAGTATTGCTAACATAGTAGAACAAGCTAGAAACCAA